CCTTAAAATCCTTGCACAGTTATCACCTGAAGTAAATAAAAGGGATGGTAAATATGTGGAAGGTGCAGAAGCAGGAATGATTTACAATTCTGTTACTGGAGAGTTATATAATGGAGTGGAAGGCATCAATGTTATTCCATGCTTTTATAAACTCGAGTATCTTGAGTGGAAAGATAGAGGAGAAGGAATAGGTGCACCTGTTGCAATCTATGATTCTTCATCCGATGTCATGTCCAAAACAAAACCAGATGCAAATTATAAAGATAGATTACCTAATGGTAATTACATCGATAAAACTGCATCGCATTTTGTGATTATCCTAGGTGATAGTCCCTCAACCGCTTTGATTTCTATGAAGTCTACTCAATTAAAAATTAGTAGAAAATGGAATTCAATGATGAGTGGTTTAAAACTAAAAGGTAAAAACGGGTTATATACACCGGCATCTTTTAGCCATATTTACAGACTAAAAACAACTCAAATGTCTAATGACAAAGGCACATGGTTTGGTTGGGAAGTAAGTAAGGTAGGACCAGTTACTGATAGTCAAGCTTATCAACAAGCCAAAACGTTTTGTGAAAACATTTCTAAAGGAAGTGTTAAAGCAAAGCATGGCGCGGAAGCTGATAAACCGAAAGGGTCTGACTCACATTTCTAGTTTCTTCTAACGAAGAAATCATGCATGACGTGGGCCCGGCGGGAGACTTAAGGGCCCATGAAAGATATTATGGAAAAGAAATATATACAGATTTTTGACGGTTATAAAGGTGCGTATGGTTTCGCCGATATTAAGAAGGCGTATCGTCATCCAGACACGGGAAAACTTAAATTAAAACCAGGGGACTATCTTTGGATTTATGAAGAACTTACTGATCAAGTTTATATTGATCATTTAAACGGAGTTAAATCCATCGGTATGCAGCCCTGCAACGAAGAGGGGGAAACTAAATATGGAATTATTGATATCGACCCCGATAATTATAATAACTTCGACAGAAAATTTATCATAGACAAAATTCAAGAATATAATTTACCTCTCATCCCTATTTTATCCAAAAGTGGATCAATTCATTTATACATCTTTATGAAAAAGTTTGTAGATGCAGCTACCTTAAAATCTTTTTTAAGTAATCTTCTTCCTATTTTTAAACTTAGACCCATAGAAGAAATTTTTCCCAAGCAAACCCAACTGACTCCGGACCTTGAAAGAGGAGGAGTAAGACCAGGTCAATTTATTAACCTACCTTATTTTAATAAAACAGAAAGAAGAGCTTTAAACACCGACGGAACCGAATTTACTTTTGAAGAATTCATACCTTTAGTTGAAGCCAATCTAGTACACCCAGACGAATTAAATAAAATTACCGAAGGACTGGATAAGGCAATTTATGAAGGGACCGATGAGGATTTTAACGAAGGTCCTCCTTGTTTAGCTCATCTATCTAAAATAATGAAAGATCCTAAATTCGATGGCAAAGATAGATTCATGTATAATTATCATCTCTTTGTAAAGATGAAGTATCCAGACACATGGAAACAAAAAGTTAAGAACGCACCTGTCAAATATTTTGAAGAGCAACATGCCAATGCATGGGACGATCGAGCTTTGAATGGAAAATTAAGGTCATGGAATAAATCTGAAAAAGGTTATACCTGTACTCAGGAACCTATTAGTGAATATTGTAAAAAAGGAATATGTGTTAAGAAAAAATTTGGAGTCTTAGCAGGTTCCAAGGGAAATTATCCCGAATTAACTAATCTTAAAAAAATAAACCTAGATCCCGAACCAGAATTTGAATTTGATGTTATTAAGCCGGATGGAGTAGGAACGGTTACCGTTCACTGTCATTCTGTTGAACATGTAAACGACCAACGTAAAAGAAGAAATGCAATTGCTAAAGCTGCAGGATTCGCTCCCCCAATTATAAAAGGGGATAAAGATCAAATGGTTCTGGACGCTTTATGGAAAACTCAAAAAACAACTAACCCTCCCGTAGGAACCAGCTCCCGAGAAAAATTACACGATGTTCTATACGCTAAGATTAATGGTGCTAAAGCTCAAACGGATGCATCCTTTAAAACAGGAACCGCTTATATTGAAGATGATACTTATGCTTTTTTTAAATTTAATAAATTTTATGACAAACTAAAAGCTAAGAACTGGAAGTACAGTGAGGACAAAACAGGCAATATGATGATGAATACCTACAAGGATTGTGGGATCGAATTTTTGGAGGAGAAAAGATTTCCTAGTAAAGAAGAAGGAAAATATAATACCCCTACTAAGAATGTTGTAAAAATTTCTATTAAAGAATTTGAAAACGTTCCCATTCATCATACTCCACTCAAACATAAAACGGATATCTTATGATGAGAAAAATACTCGGGCCTCCGGGAACAGGGAAAACAACACGTCTCTTACATTACGCTCGAACTTTTATCAAATTAGGAACACCCATTGATAAGATAGGATATTTTGCTTTTACTAAAAAAGCTGCTAGCGAAGCTAAAGAAAGAATGCTGGATCAAAATCCAAATATTGGTGAAAAACAATTACAACATTTTAGAACCCTACACTCTCTTGCTTTTTGGAAACTGGGAATGAAAAAAAGCGAAGTGATGCAGGATGAACACTATGAAGACATAGGAAGAAATGTAGGAATAGAAGTAACTATCTATGATAGTGGAGAAGAAACAACCGGCTTTATTAATTCTGATAGTGAATATTTTAATATTATTAATGCTGCTCGGATAAAAGAAATTCCTATTGAAGACGAATATAATACCGATATGTACTCTGGGGACCTGGACCAAAACTTATTATATATTTTAAGGGATGAACTCAATAATTATAAAGACTCTTTTGTTCTAAAAGATTTTACCGATATGATTGAAAAATTCATTAAGTCAGAGCTATGCCCAAAATATGACGTGGTCTTTATTGATGAAGCTCAGGACTTATCACCTATTCAATGGAAGATGTTTGAAGTTCTTAAGAAAAACTCCAAACATGTTATCTTAGCTGGCGATGATGATCAAGCTATTTATGGATGGGCCGGTGCCGATGTTAAAAGATTTCAGCAAGAACTTGCAAAAGAAATAGTACTACCACAATCCTACCGGGTTCCTAAAATGGTTCAACACATTGCTGACAATATTTTAAGTAGAATACCAGATGAACGGAGAATAAAAAAAGAATGGAAAGCACGAGATGAAGATGGGTTTATACATCCTGTTACCTCTATTGAGGACGTACCTTTACACAAAGGAAAATGGTTAGTGTTGGCTCGATACAATGATAAATTAATAAAGCTTAAACCCTTTTTAATGGATAAAGGAATTTACTTTGAGTATAAAAAAAGAAAAAGTTATAAAACTCGTCTTTATAATGCTGTCCAAAACTATACACGCTGGACACAGGGATCTCTATTATCTGTTTCTGAATGCAAAGATTTATTTGAATACTTTGGTAAAGAATTTCCAAAAAAAGAAGAAAGACTTTATGACTTAAAAGAATTTGGTTACAGCCATACTCAACGATGGTTTGAAGTTTTTGAAACAGAACCCGAAGACAGTCTATACATTAGAACTATGTTGCAGGCAGGTGAAGAATTATCCAAAGAAGCTAGAGTTAAACTATCAACGATTCACGCAGCAAAAGGAGGTGAAGCGGAAAATGTTTTACTTATCTTGGATAATACAAAAATGATCAGGGAAGCTATTGAAAAAAGTCCTGATAAAGAAGATGAAGAAAACCGGATTTGGTATGTGGGCGTCACACGTACTAAACAAAATTTATATATTATGGCGGCAAAAAAGGAGGACAAAGGTTATGACATCGAAAGTTTACAATAAAAAAAATAATCGTCCATTAGATACGATGGATGAAGTTGCTTATCATGAACTAGAAAGTAAATATAGACAACTAAAAGAAAAAGTAGGAGCCTACAAAAAACAAATTGGTGGGTCACACTACAAAGATATGACCATCCAACCCGCACAATTCATAAATGACAATAAATTGCTTTTTGCAGAAGGAAATGCTATTAAATACATCTGTCGTCACAAGTATAAAGGAGAGAGACAAGATTTAGAAAAAGCAAAACATTATATAGATATGATATTGGAAAGAGATTATCCGTTAGTACCTATGACTGAAGAGGAAGAGTATCGCAACGCTGGTATTTCTAAAGAAGATGCAGAAAGAACTTACCCCCCAAAAAATTCTTGGGGAATGATTAAACCACCAGAGACTTCAGGAAAAGACTGGGTTGATGGTTACAAAAAATGGAAGAAAGGATGTCCTCATAACTAATGCGAATTCCTAAATTTGAAGCGCGCACAGAATGGGTGAAGCCAACGGAATTTCCAGACTTACGGCAGGTTGATGAAATTGCAATTGATTTAGAAACCAAAGATCCCGATCTAATTAAAAAAGGATCAGGAGCTATTATTGGTCATGGACACGTGATTGGAATTGCTGTCGCTACTTCTCATTACAAAGGTTATTTTCCTATTGCTCATGAGGGTGGTGGGAATATGGACCGTAAGAAAGTATTGGACTGGCTAAAAGATATATTAGATTCTCCTTCCACAAAAATATTTCACAACGCCATGTATGATGTTTGTTGGTTAAGAGCTATGGGCTTTAAAATTAATGGTGACATTGTTTGCACCATGATTGCAGCAGCCATAACGGATGAGAATAGATTTAGATATGACCTCAATAGTTTATCTTGGCATTATTTAGGCTATGGAAAAAATGAAGCAGGTCTTGCCGAAGCGGCCCAAGAATGGGGAATTGATCCTAAAGGTGAGATGTATAAACTTCCTGCTATGCATGTAGGGGCCTATGCAGAACGAGATGCTGAGGCAACACTGGGGTTATGGCAAGAACTTAAAAAAGAAATTGTTAATCAAGACCTAGAAGATATTTTTGATTTGGAAACGGAACTCTTTCCTTGTCTTGTTGACATGAGATTCAAAGGGGTAAGGGTAGATGCTGAACGAGCTCACCAAATGAAAAAAGAATTTATTAAAGAAGAAAACGAGATCTTAAACAAAATAGAAAGTGAAACCAATGTTCGTCCTCAAATATGGGCTGCTAGAAGTATAGCCAATGTTTTTGATATGTTAAAAATTCCTTACGAAAGAACAGAAAAAACATCAGCTCCTTCCTTTACTAAAAATTTTTTACAAGAACACAAACATCCAGTCGTAAACCTAATTGCCAAAGCAAGAGAAATTAATAAAGCTCATACTACTTTCATAGACTCTATTTTAAGATACGAACACAAAGGTAGAATCCATGCAGAAATAAACCAACTTAGAAATTCAGGGGGTGGAACAGTAACCGGAAGATTTAGTTATCAACATCCTAACCTTCAACAAATTCCAGCACGTAATAAAGATTTAGGCCCCAAGATTAGAAGTTTATTTATACCTGAAGAAGGATGCAAGTGGGGTTGTTTTGATTATTCTCAACAAGAACCAAGACTCGTTGTCCATTATGCATCTTTATATAAGCTACCTTCTGTTTATGATGTTGTGGATTCTTATAAAGAAAATAGTGATTCAGATTTTCACCAAACTGTTGCCGACATGGCAGAAATTCCACGATCACAAGCTAAGACTATTAATCTTGGTTTATTTTATGGAATGGGTAAAGCAAAATTACAGGCAGAGCTGGGAGTATCAAAAGAGAAAGCAGCTGATCTATTTAATCAGTACCATGCAAAAGTTCCATTTGTTAAACAACTCATGGAGAAAGCATCTAACCGAGCACAGGATAGAGGACAAATTAGAACCTTACTTGGAAGATTGTGTAGATTTCATTTATGGGAACCTAATAGTTTTGGTATGCATAAAGCTATGAACCATGAGGATGCACTAGCGGAACATGGACCAGGAATTCGTAGAGCTTATACCTACAAATCATTAAACAAATTAATTCAGGGATCTGCTGCTGATATGACTAAAAAATCTATGTTAGAGTTATACAAAGAAGGAATTGTAGCTCATATTCAAATACATGATGAACTTGATTTATCCATTGAAAATGATAAACAGGCTAAACGAATTGTTGAGATTATGGAAAATGCTGTTACACTCGAGGTTCCCAATAAAGTTGACTATGAGTTTGGTAAAAATTGGGGTGACATCTATGATTAACAAGGAGGAAACATGGAAACAATTAAGCAAATCTGGCAAGACCACCGAAAAATTTGTATCGGTGCTGGAGTAGTAGTTGTTATTTTAATAATCGCTGCACTATAGGACCTTATGTTGAATGGCTTATCTGAACGCAAATATACCTGCAACGTATGCGCAGGTAAGGAGAGAATATCTCTATGACCTTTCCGGACATGTGGGAGAAGCTGAAGACTGTGTCATCTTTGGGATGGCATCACTTTCAGGGAGCGCTATACTCTTTCATGCAATTATGGAAAATGGTGCTATCTTCTATCGTTTGCCGATTAGCGCCTTTATCCAAAGAGGATTTGATGTCAAAAAGGTTCCTAGGATGCGACTTGACGAGTTGGAGCTTTGGAATTGTTTTAGTTACTATCCTAGTATTCATACTTTTGATATCCTTCTAGGCCAATCAGGAAAATATATCGGAAAAGATAAGAAATGGTATCCCGGTACCTATCTTTTCACTGTTGACTGGGCTCACCCAGAGAGTAATATAGTAGATACGGATCATTCCGAAATACCGCACGAACATAAGTGCGCACACATACTTGCGTTGGAAAACGGCAACTATGCGGCTCAGCCAAACAATAGATTAATATGGAACATTCCATCTTTCACAGTGAGGGACGAAATCCCTGATTGGAAAGTACAAACAAGTGAATGGAACGTAGAAGATAGTGGGAAATGGAAAACCGAAGATACTGATAATTTCTTTTACGAAATTGAGGAGAAAAAAAATGAATAAGTGTAAAGATTGTTTTTGTAATTGTCATTGTAATGTCAAAGGACATTCAGATGATACCGGTGTATGTCCTTGTGAGAAAT